GTAAAGTGTTACGGTAGCACGACGGTCTCCAAAACCGCAAGCCTGGGTTCGACTCCTAGTACCGGTGCCAGTTCAAACTATACTGCCGCTGTTGGTATGGTTGGCTTGAAGATCAACTTCTAAAAACTTCCAACACTTTATCGACATACTTAGAACGCTCCATGACGAAAGTCTGGGGCGTTCTTTCATCATCTACAGTTATAATAATTGCGATTTGAGGTACAGCTATTTTGTAGGTCCACTCAAACATCATTGAGTAAACAGTTGACTGTAGAAAATAGTTCTCGATCCATTCTTCTTTCTTTGGCTTCTTAGAAGTTTTAAAATCAATGATTGAAAGAACACCATCGTATTGAGCAACAAGATCTGTACGACCTGCGCACTTAAGAGCCTTAGAATATAAGGGAAGCTCAATGCCAAAGATATTATCTACATGAGCATCAAGAGCTTCTTTTATGGGTTTGAAAGTTTCAATATTAATTGGCATCTCGCCATTGTAGATATTCTCTTCGTTGAGAACATAACGTTCAGCTATCTTATGGATTGAAGACCCCCGACGAGTAGCCTGTTTTGAGATACGATCTGCTTCCGCCTCGCCAACTCTAGCTCTCCATTCATTAAGAGCAGTCTTATCTGACTTCTCGCTTATGATAGTGGTGACTGACTTGAGTTTTGTTACACCATCGGGCAGCACATAGTGGCGCTGCCCATTGATTGTTTCGGTGCTAAGTTCTACGAACGGAACGAAATTATGTTTAAACTTCTTCACTTTACATCCTAAAAGATAAGGTTCAGTTTGTCTTTTTCTATAATATAGTTCTTTACAAGGGAGACCTAACTATATCTTCTTTTTGGAAATCAATAAATTCGAAAAACTTCATTCGTTTAATGATCTTCATAAAGTCCATAAGTCCATTCTTTTCTTGGTCTTTAGTAAAATCTGATTGCCTAAAGTCACCGCAGAAAATAATCTTACAGTTTTTACCAATACGAGTAATAATGGAATCTAGTTCATGACCAGTTAGGTTAGCGATTTCATCAACAATAACAACAGAATCGTTAAGAGTAATACCACGAATAAAAGATGTGCTTATGAAATCTATGATATTTCTATTCTTTAGATATTCATATGCATCACTTCTACCAAAAAGTTCTGTACAGATAGCATAATAAGGCGCTTCATAAACTTTAGCTTTTTCTCTATTATTACCAGGTAGAAATCCCATGTCTCTTGTTGGAACAACACTTCTGACAATTACAATTTTCTTAAATTGAGTGCTTTCAGAAAGTACTTGGTTGAGAGCAAGATAAAGAGAGATAAAGCTTTTACCAGTACCAGCTATCCCATGCAACATTAAATTCTTATTTTGATTATACGCCTCAAAAGAAAGTTTTTGATTTTCTGTTAAAGGTTCTATTCTTTTCAAATTAAAATTTATTTTTTCCTGTATGTTGACCACTTTTTGATCGGATTGACGAAGGACTCTCTTTTCTTTTCTTGTTAATCTTTTCGCTTCCATTGTTAGCCTTTAAAATGTGTTGATGGTGCTTCTGCTTGTTCCTTTTTGGTTACCACGTTTGATATTCTTAAGGATATCCCTGAAGCCAGAGTCGGGCTTCTGTAAGCCTCTACCGGAATGGATTAGAGGAGCACCATTTACTAGTTGCGTTAAATTTGGGTTTTCACTAAGGTAAACCTCAAGAGCAGAAATGCTCATGAAATCTTCATACTCTTCGCCAGTATCATTGTTAAGAAACTTGTAAGTTGGCATTATCGTGTTTCATCCTTGTCAGACCAATCATTGTCGGCCATTTCATCATAGATATTATCGTAGGCATATTCTGTTTCTTCTTCTTCTAAGAAAGCAGTTATATCTTTAGTTTTTAAAGCTCGATCAACTCTCTTTTCAGTTTTCTTCTGAATGTAATTTGATCTTACAACAAAGTTCTCATTCTCATCATCGTAGTAATCATTCTTACGAAACTTTTTAAACTGCTTGCTCATTTGGGATAAGTCCTGGTAGTGCCTCTGTTACATGCTGAAGGGTAATGCCCTTGATGGGCTTCTTGTCTTTTAGAGTACAAAGAAGTTCTGCGTCCTTTGGTGCGCAATTCTCAAGCAACTGAACAAACATTGTTTCACGTTTCATCTGTACAAGATTTTCATGAAATCCTTCAATGAAATATGTGAGTTTCTCGCATTCCTTAAGAAGAACATGTTCCTGATCAACAAGATCATTTGGCTTATAAGGAGGAACACCAGGTGGCAACGCCCACTTCACATTAGGATCATAACCAGACTGTAGGATAACCCTCAATTGAAAACTGTCATTTGCCTTTAGAGCATCAATTTTTTCTTGAGTTTTCTTAAGCTTACCTACTTTTTCTAAAAATTCTGCCATACCGATTACCATTAAAATTCTCCGATTGATTCCATTAAGTTTTTAAGTTTGTTTGCGATAAAATAATTCATCAGTTTCTCTCTGCCTTTGCCTTCTTGTCTATCATAAGACTCAATGACCTTGGCGCCAATTTCTTGAGGAACATGTTTCAAGTCAATCAATTGTTTGTTGCGCATATAGTTATTGAACAAAGGATGATCAAATTTACTATCCATTCCAAGTTCAAGAAGAGCATCAATTTTCTTCTGTGTCAGAGGTTTCTGGCGCTCCCCAATAACAAGACAATTGTCAGGAGAAAGTACGTTAGGAACGCCATCGCCACTATCTCCCTTGAGAATATGCTCTGCCAGATAACGATCTGGGTTTTCGTTAGAGATCCACTTCTTTCGAACAGGATCATACTGCTTTACATTACCATATGTATGTAGCTGAATAAAATCTTTATCGCCAGAAAGAATTAGGATTTTCTCGAAACAATGAATCCTTACAAGAGTACTAATGATATCATCCGCTTCAGCAGATTCAATATCAATAACTCTGTAAGGGAAATATTCTTTAAGCTCTGAACGAATCTTGTTTATGCATTCGAAGATAGACTTCCAGTCCATTTCGGACTTCTCTTGAGCCTTCTTACGATTAGCCTTGTAGTAAGGGAATCTCTGCTTGCGCCAGTAGTTGGTGTTATCACAAGCAATAACCATTTCTCCATACTCATCAGCGAACTTTGTTCTGTAGGAGCGGAGAGAGTTTAAGATCATATGGCGAACCATATTTTCTTCTAGTTGGGCGTTAGTATGGTTACCCAATTGCATGAGCAAATTAGACAACATAACCTGATTCAAATCAACAATGATCACATTTCACCTGTTAAACGATTTCACTTTTCTTCAGTTTTAGATTAAGCTTATCAACTATTCGTAGAGCGCCTTCTTCTTCCTCATCCGGTTCAAAGATATTATCAGCTATCTGCTGAAATGGATGATATATGTCATAGTGTTTACACATTATAGATCTCAAAGCTTCTACTATAAAAGCTCCATCCTTTATAACTTCATCGTCTTCGTCGTCAGGAATATTGAACCCAGCAATTTCAAGATTGTTGAAAATAATAGGAGCCAAACTAGCAATAGTTTCCTGAATATGATAATGCTTCATTGTTTGCACGTTACGAACGATGTCCTCAAGCACTATTTCTTCACGCTGGACTTGGTTATTGTTTTTAGGAAACTGAACAATATTGTTACTATTCATTTAAATTCCATTTCTACAAATATTATACCCTAGAAAGGGGTATTAGTCAATTATTATTATTTAGTTGTCAAGTGGTTTTATAGACAAACATCTGCTGTTTCTTAAAATCTCTGGATTCTGTAGTTGGATATTTCACCAACATCTCTTGCATCAAATGGTTCCACTGATACCCAATCTTATCTAAGTTGAACCTCTGATCTGCATACGCCTTAACAAACCTCAAGTAATTTTGAGTTTCTTCATTTTGAACAATACTGACAGAATGATCTAGGTACTGATAAAACAAATTAGCATGTTCGTCAATATTATCCTGATACTGATAAATGGAAGTTAGACCAGCAGAAGTCTCAGACAAAGCTGCATAATTAGGATGAACACAGAGCAATCCCGCAGACATAGATTCCATAAGCACTCGACAAGAAGTTTCCTGCCAAATGCTAGGATATGCTAGGATATGACTTTCTGTAAGAGCATTCCTAAGTTCTTCATTAGGAACACAACCGTGATACGTCATTTGAGGATGATTACGAATCTTATCATAAAGAGGTTCGAAATGCTTATCTGCATCCGCCCACCCATAAATTGCAAAACTAGAATAAACATCTAGATGGATGTTATCGTACTTTTTAGCAAGTTCTGTAAATACTGGTACGAGAATTTCTAATCCACGCTGAGGGGTTGAGAAATAAACCAACCTGATTTTATCAAAGCTCTTTTGGACTTTAGGAAAAACATTAATAGGATTTTCAATGACAGATGTTTTGATATCTCGTGGGAACTTCAACTCTTTAACATACTCGTTAAGCTGCCAGTTAGAAACAAAAACAAAATTATGAAAACGATCTCTGCTCGAGGCGTCTTTCAAATGAGCAATTTCTGGATCCTGCGGTAAATCATGTTGCCAATATATTCTGATTTTATCATGATTTAAATCTCTTACTCTCGAAGCAATAATTTGAAATTCTTTCGAAAGCTCTTCTGGAATGAACTTTGCGATAC